CATAATCGATCACAGTATTCTGATTAACATTCCAGAACCGCGTATCATCACTCTCAATGATGAATCGCTCGGCATAGTAATTGACTGTCCAGATCAATCCATTTGAGGCACTTGGATTATACTCCACCTGGATGATTGGTATAGTTGTGCTCATCAATGGATTACCGAGAACAGTAGATGGGAATGAAGTTGGATCACCTGTTGTAAATTCCCAATCAAAAGTAGTACCATCTACAAATAAGTTGATTGGTGATGAAGCATGTGCATCAACAACATCCTGTAGTGCTGCTAGCAGGCTTGCACGCTGGGTTGGTGTAAATGTCTTTCGAATTGGAACATCAGGGTTCCGTGACTCCAAAATTGTAAAGAAATCTGTGGTTGCTAGAATGGGCTCAATGTAAGCATCGATCAACTCACTTAAATCCGTTGTGCTTGATTGCACAGCATTGATACGCTGATCAACGTACAGAGCACCATCCACACCAAACATTTTTGCACTCTCATACGTGGTGGTTGGATCGTGCCATGCCAAGTACGATGAGTCCCCTGCAAAAGTTCTGTTGATAGCACGCAGCTTCAAGATCGAAGGGTCCTGAAGCATAAAAACGTTGTAGTCGCGGCTGTTTACCATACGATCCTGTGTATAGTAAACGGATGGTGCTACACGACGAATGTGATCAATATCTTCCGATGGAGAAGCATTCTGCAAAGAGTTGATCAAAGAGAAAGTAAAAGTTAGCGTCTGGACATTACCACTTGTGTCAACATATGTGAAACTCGATGTCTTGTTAACAACTGTGTTTTCTGGAATGACAATTTCTTGGTTGGCTGATGCACGATACCATATATCAAACGTACCAGAAGGAATGTCAGAGAATTCACCATCACCAAACACAAGACGTACTTGGTCATTATCTAGCGTTTCAATTTCGTACTTCTGTCGTCTCGAGTTGGTGTTGAAGATAATGTTCTGAGCATTTGCAAGGTCAACTTCTTGCCACTCACCAGAAACACCATCAGCAACAGTACCATCATCGATTGTTTCACCTGTGTCTGGATCAATGTTGTTCAACCAAACGTCAGTGTCGTTGATGTTGTTGACATTGATATCAAAGGTCTGGTTTGGTGTTACACCATCAAATGCTGTTGTTAGTTTTGTTAGTCCACCCTGCTTGGTAAATGTGAAGAAACCAGTTGTGTCAGAGCCATCACCAAGACCATCTGATCCATATAGGATGCTGAATGAAGACGTATTATCTGGACGACGCTCCAAAGGACCATTTGAATCCAAAGCAGATGGAACCAACTCCATTGGAAACGACTCACCGGAAACGTTGGCACTATATGAGAATACTCCATTTGGAATTGGATTGTTGTCAACCTGATACAGCTCAAATATAACATCATCCACCTGAACACGTTCTGTTGGAGAGACAGAACCATACTCCTGACGTAAGACGCGATTCAAGATCAAGATGAACTGCTCTTTCCAGTTGACGTTGTTTGTGTCATTCCAGTTAATTTTGGTGTTTGCAAGGTTAACGCTGTTGGAATCATAAACCGCTTCTGTGGTCTGGATCGATGTAATCTTCACAAGACCACGAGCTGGTAAGTTACGAGCTGCTGTGTAGGAAATTAGTTTGGCTAGACGAAGAATAGATTCCTTACGTTGTGCCTGTGTGATGAAGTTTTCATGTGCATTTAGATCTAGACGATATGCTAGCAGTTCGCCCACATACGCAAATAGTTCCATAAGTGCGATGAACTCACTTGACTCAATAAAGTCATTGAAGTCTTCAGGGAAATACAACTTCATGTAGTCAATCAAGGATTGCTTGATTGTGTTGTAATCAAAAGCATTGAAGTTTACAAACTGAAAAACTTCATATGCTCGTTCCCATGCTTCTGCTCTGGATATAATTCTGCTCATTACGCACCTTCAAATAGTATGTTCAAGTCAACGTCGTCGACAAGATCGAGTTCGATGTACAACAGCTTCATGTGAACCTCAACGTAGTTCTGATCATATTGAGGATTCAAGTTGAATTCTAACAGGTCAACACGAGGGTCAAAGTTGACAACCGCTACCAAATCCTGCTCAAGAATGTCTAGTGTCTCTTCGTCAAGAGGCTCAAAAACCAAATCAGGCACAATCGAACCGTAGTTTGGCATCATCACGCGCTCACCACGACGTGTGAAAATCTGGTTAAGGATATCCAGTTTCACCGCTTCTTGGTCGAGAACCCGGAGAGATTTGTTTCTCTCGTACTCGTAGCTGCTGTAACTTTTGTAGACTGCCATGTATTTTCCTAGTTCAATGGGTATTTATTTAACGGTGCCAGTTGTTATTTCGCCCCAAATTGTCACCCAAATCAACTTTATTTGCATTTCCACTTGTGTATGAAAGTTCAAGCGTTGCTGATGTTTTCGTCATATTAAGCACCAAACTTACTATGTTGGACGATGCATCCTGATCTGTCTTTGCTGGATCATTTGAGATGCGTCCCCAAGGCTCCTTGATTGGCACACGGCTTGTTGTGTACGCATAGTTTGGAGTGGTTAGTGATGCAGCGGTTAACGTTTTTGCATTTGTGGCTAGACCATCATTCAAGTGAATTTCCGTGGCATCTTCATTTATATTGCCACCACTCAAGAAATCCATGTCATTGCTTGACTCCAAATTCAGCGTCGTGCCCGCATCAACACTAAATGCCGAAGTTGATTGCATATACAGAGTTGTTCCAGTTGCCAAGTTGAAAGCTGTGCCAACTGTAATGTTGAAATGTCCAACTGTTCCTATGTCAATATCTGACCCAACATCTATGGACAAGTGTGAACCCATCTGTACATCAACATTTGAGCCTGCTCTCAATTCAAAGTTTGTGTCCGCATGGATTCGTGTTTCTGTTTGTGTTCTCAGGTGAAAGGATCCAGCTGATATTCTAAACTCACCTTCAGTTGTAAAATTGAATCCTTTCAACGCATGAAATGACATGCGGCGGTCAGAATATACATCCACATTACCAGCACGATCCATCTCAACCCAATTCTTTCCTTCTGGAGTGCTCACATAGATTCGTTCATTGGTGTCATCCATGATAATCTGATTGCCAGATGTTGTACGGAAACGAATCTTTCCATTCTTCAAACTATCATCCATCAAGATGGTGTGCATACCAGGAGTTGTTATGCTGTACACCTGTGAATCAAAGTTCCCATCTGTTTCATCAAAAACAAGATCTCCACGAATGCGACTCTTTTGATATCCTTTTCGACTATCAGTGGAGCGGTCATCTGCCTGTGAGCTTACGACCTTATTAATAACAGTGTTGCCAATCGACGCTGCTTGATTTTCTGCTGCACGTGTTTGCCATTCAGGTGAGCTCGTCTGCTGCTGGAAAGCTTCCTTCATGTTTGTCGAAAGAGGCTCGATTGGACTTTCTGAAGAAGATAGTGGACCATTCACACCACCATCTAGGAATCGTCCCATTGGAAGGGTGTGAGCCATGTGGTCTGGATGGATGCTACCAACCCATACACGGTGATTAGCATCACCATCTATCAGCATGCAGACAACCAATGATCCAACTTTGGGTATAGCCCACATTCCATACGCAACTGGTCCGGTTGTCGTTGCTTCTTCTGGACCTCGCGTACCACGCGTCAGGATACCTCCAAATGGTGAAACGTACGATGCCCAAGGAATGTTCACAATCTTAGTATCGTTTGTGTCACCCCACTTTGGACAACTAACGCGTAAACGACCCTGCTGTTGAGGATCATTCGTATCAACAACGGTTCCTACGGTTAAAATTGGATAATGTTCATCCATCATGTTATCCTGAGTTTGCTCTTAGATATTCATCAACTGTCATATTGTCTGGGTCATCTGCAGGTGATGTTGAGGTTGTATTTGTGGATCCGGGCGTCGTTGCTGTACCTGAACCAGATGTTTTGCTATTCTGGTTTGCTGTAATAGTTTGTGAGGACTGATCAGTCTCCGACACGTGTGTTTGCAAGTTATCATCTGGACTTGCTTTGGGGATGCTGACAATGTGCAGTAGCTGCGTGAACTCTCCTTCCTCAAACATTTGTTCCACCGCATAGCAGTAGTAATAACCATTATACCAAAATGGTTCGCTGAAATCATTTGAGTCGGAGGCACCACCATAATAGGTGGATGGCATTTTGATGTTGATCTTGACAATTGCCGGAAGTATTTCCCAATATGGAAAGACTGAGGTACCGACAACCTTCATGCCCTTATCGTTAACTGTCACACCAGCTGCAACACGAGATGGTGGAGGATTCACTCCATCCATTAGTCCAGGGTTCCCATGAATCTTCACAACCGCATCCACATTTTCTAGGGCAGCATGTCTGTTGAGTTCTTCCTGAAATGACAATGTTCGCTTTGGATTTGTAACGTGCTTAATAGATTCCTTTCGAACGATCGTGTTCAAAAAGATAGGTGTATTTGGTCGAAGCTGTCCATTGTATGTTGCAACAACATTTAATGGACGCTTGTTTGCTGTTGATTCGCGAATCTTACCACCATCGGTGGATTGTCCAGCATTGGGTATGTTTTCTGTTGTCAACAGATTCTGGTAAAATGTCAAACCCATTTGCATCTTGAGATCAAAGTCTATGATGTCAACGTTACGACCAGTATACATATAGTCCAACTCAAGCAGGTTGTTGTACAACATGTCATCAAGATTTTCTACTTTATCACTGGTACGCTGCGACAAAATTTTTACGATATCATCACGAACAGCTAGTACGCGACGAAGCGTATAAACAATCTTATATTCCGTATCTGTAGTTTCAATAGTTGTGGCAACTTTAGGAATATAACGATAATGGCGAGTGTTTGAACCCTCCCCAACAACAAGATCCTCTTGAACTTTTGGACATCGTTTGGCAATCGCTAAGATTGCTGCTTCAACGGATGTTTCTTTTGCAAGTTCAATAATACCACCTTTACCTGTTTCGCCTGTGTTTGTTGCTGCATCATGAAAATCTGTTACCAAATAATCTGGACCATTGAGTGGATCAACAGCCTTAATCACATATGTCACTTCACGACCATTGAACTTGACTGGATTACCATTATCATCCGTCATGCTCTCAATCTTGCTTTTGATCTCGTTGTAGTACTTTTTATAGATGACACGGATCTGATTTTGAAGTTTACACATGGCACCCGACAAGGTGTTGGCTTCACATCCACCTTCCGTTAATGAGGTGTCAATTTTGATACGATCATTGCTACGGATGATCTGTGGCTGCTTTGTTACTCCATGATTGATACCAGCAAACTCCACCGTGTAGTCACCACCTGTTATCGTAAATGAGCCTGTGATTCCAGACATAAGGAACATCATTGGCTTAATGTTTGTGATTGGATCAGGAAAGTCATCATCTGCGTATGTTGCAGTGGCATGACCAATAAAGATTGTCTTCAGCATACAAATAACAGCATTAGGATCACTACCAAGTGAATCAGCAGCCTTAGTAAGAACATTCATAAAACGAATGCCCTGTGGTTCATTTATTTGCATTTCACCACCAGCATTGTATGTTCCAGTTTCATTTCCAACACCACCTGCTGGAGCGGCAACGGTGTTGTACCAGTTTGCTTTGGTGATTCGGAACTCCGCATCACGGGTTCCATCAATTAGAATAATGTATTTGCCTGAACGACCATTAGTAAGCTCAATGTTATATGGCTTATACTTTGCGTATGGATCATCAGGAGTGTTCACTCGATCTGCATCTTTTGAACGAGTGAAGTCAAGAAACCTATTAGATGAGGAAAGTTTCTCTGCTGTTTCGGTCGTATCACATAGTATCAGCATCTGCTGATAGTTATAGGACCTATATTTTGATAATGGATTGATTGGATTTGACATATATTATACTGGCTGTCCACCCGTTTTCTTGTTCAAGAAGCCCAAAGAAACACGAGAAGGATCTGGTAATCTGATTTCTTTCCCTGCAAGAAATTCTTCATTAATATCTACTATGCTATTATATTGTAAAACTAACCACTGTAAATTTGCTCGTCCATACCAGTCAAATGCAAGACGGTCGGGACGACGATCGTACTGTGGAGGAATAACTAAAAACAAATCTGAGGAATCTGGTGCAAAAGTATCGATGTCTCGTTCCCACCATCCAAGACGCTTTTCATACACATCTGTTTCACCACCCTGAACATATCGGGACTGACGACTTTCTACTGAGTTTCTTGATGCCATTTCTTATCCTTAGAAGTTTACCAATCGTCCATCTCGGAAATCTTGTATCGAGAACTGGTTGTACTCTTGTGGAGAGTGTGTTTCAGAAAGCTGAACATCAACTGTCATCAACCGAGGCATTGGCTGTCCATCCTCCGTTGGAATGTAATCAACATCTGAAGGATACGGAATTGTCAGGTTTGTCACAACAACAGGAACATTGTGAATGTTCGTCATAGTCAAACGCGTCTTCGATGAGTTTTGTCCTTGCGTTGTGTATTCACTGTTTGGTGAATATGCAGAGAGCAAAAGAACATCCGGTGGTGCACCTAATAATTCTGTTCCTCGTCCTTGACGCTGCTGCACCTTTTCGTCCGCCGATGCAGCGTTTGAGCTCTTAGCGTTACCTGCCGAGCTTGATGCACGGTTCTTAATGTTCTGTTTCCCCAAAGTTGATGAGTTACCAAAATATGGCATCGCCCAGCTACGAAGCAACCATAAAATTCTCATGTTGTCTGTTGCTTCTTTGACGGTACGAGAAACCAACTTGATATTTGAAATCTGGAATGTTCGAGATGACGTCGCACCATACACATAGATCTGACCTGGCATGTGCATTGGATCTAGTGTCTTGTAATTGACGTTTCGGTTTTCTGTGACCTCAGGCGATACCTTAAACGTCACGGAACGATTGCGCCGAGCCGCTATATCCTGTGCCATGTAAGTGTAAGGATTGGCAACCTGTAAACGAACTTTGTATTGGTTCGCAAATTCTGATGCTTCAGACATTATTCAATTCCCATCCCTCTGCGAACAAGTGCCATCAACTCAATCGCATCCTTGTGATCCAAACCTGTCATTGCTCGAAAAGCACCCTCATCTCCTGATGCTGCTGCCTCACGTGCTTTTGTGCCACTGACCCCAGCAACATCACCTTCAGCATCTGGATCGCGGTGCAAAATCTTTGCCTCATACCGATCCATCTCCTCAGGACCAAAAATACGGCCGATCATCTTTTTGTAGTTGTCAGCACGGTCCGCACCCGTCACACCACCAACAGGAACCTCATGGAACTGATCATGCAGATTGAATACAGCTTCGTAAGGATTTCTTGCGATGTGGATGTCAATGGCAGGAAACATTTTTTGTAAATACTCTTTTCGAACAGTACCTGGGAGAGGATTTCGTTCATCATACTTACCTGAATCAACAACAATAATCACCGGTTTTGCGCTTAGCTTTTGACCCAATGCTACCAACTCTTTGATCATCAACTGATGACCTCGTGTTGGAGGGTTAAAACGCCCTGGAGCGATAACAACGGGTTGATCGTTGCTTGTGTCAAGCTTTTCTTTTTCAGCTTCAAGTAAGGTGTTATAGCGTTTGAAGTTTAGCACGTGAAATCCTCCGTATCCTGTTGAGATATTTATAACTGTTGACCTAGAGTGAAAACCACACTATAATTGTTTACGAAATAGGTGTACATCACAACCATAATAACAACAGAGTGCACTAAAGGACATACATGCCCGCTCCTAAGAAACCTACAAAAAAGAGGGTCACTAAGAAAAAGACCCCCGTCAAAAAGAAGACTGCCAAGAAAAAAGTCGTCAAAAAGAAAGTAGCAAAAAAGAAAGTTGCTAAGAAAAAGGTGACTAAGAAGGCTGCGAAAAAGAAAGTTACCACCAAGAAAGTGGCGACTAAGAAACCTGCCGAAAAGGATTCTACACCACCTGTCGACGAGAAACCAGCAGCGCCTCCAAAGAAGAAGCGCAAAGCCAATTACCTGAATAACGCGGATTTGTTAGCCGAAACGATTCAGAGTCTCGAACAGGACAAGATGACGGAAAAACTAGCACACATGCTTGTCACTCTCGTCGCTCGATATGGCAAAAAAGCAAACTTTGCAAACTACACATACAATGAGGATATGCAGGGTTATGCTATAATGGGGTTAGTGAAGACTTGGAAATCCTTCAATCCCGAGAAGAGCAAAAATCCATTTGCGTTTTACACTCAATGTGTTAAGAATTCATTTATCCAGTTCCTAAATCAGGAACGGAAGCAGCGTAACATTCGCGATGAAATATTGGTAAATCAAGGGCTAACACCTTCCTTTACCTACACAAATGCGTACGAAGAACAGCAAAAGAACAGAGCATTTGCACACGATGAGCAGGATTTCGATGCGAATGAGAAGCAACGCAAAGAGCTTGAAAAAATGAGCAAAGATCTGGATGATAAAAACGAAGAGTCCGATCTCTTAGAATTTTAATACCCAAATAATAAGAACAATAAAAGGGTAGTTTATGGGTGATAAACTCAAACGAGGTGCGTTCTTTACCGATATTCATTTCGGAAAGAAAGCCAACTCAATACAACACAACCAAGACTGCATTCGATACATTGAATGGTTCTGTGAGCAAGTCAAGAAAAATGACATTGACTACGTTGCGTTTCTTGGTGACTGGAATGAGAACCGAAGTGCGCTGAACATTCACACGCTTCACTACTCGTATCAAGGTGCCAAGATGCTAGATGATCTTGGTTTGCCTGTATACTTTGTTGTTGGCAATCATGATTTGTACTATCGCAACTCGCGCGAAGTGCACTCCGTTATTACGCACGCGGAGTTCAAAAATTTTATCATTATCGACGAACCAACCATCGTTGAGGAGATAGAGGGCAGAGCGCTGTTCACACCATATCTGTTCCACGATGAATACCCATCTCTAACTGAGTATTTGAAGGTTCCATTTTGGGCTGGGCACTTTGAATTCAAAGGATTCGTCGTAACAGGTTACAACATCACAATGCCAACAGGACCAGACGCAAAGGACTTTGTAGGACCCAAACACATTGTTTCTGGGCACTTCCACAAACGCCAGACCCAACCCGATTCAAATGTTGTGTATATCGGTAACACCTTCCCAATGGACTTTGGTGATGCAGGTGACGACGATCGTGGTATGATGATTTACGACCACGTTGACGATGAAATGTGGTTTGAGAATTGGGACGAGCTGCCTCGTTATATAAAGACAAGATTGACCGACATTCTGGACAAAGAGAAGCGCCCTCAAATCCTATACCCTGATTCTCGTGTCAATTGCCTTGTTGATGTTCCTATCACTTTCGAGGAAAGTACTTACCTACGGCAAAGGTTCTCCGACGATTATCAGTTGCGTGAATTTGTTCTTGAAGAAGCACCTGACATTAAGGTTGCGTTATCAGAAACCGAAACTGACATCGATTGGGAGACAGTGGAACTGCAAGGGGTTGATGACTTGGTGCTCCTCATGCTTGAGGGCATTGAGAGTGAGCACATCGACAACGATCTTCTAATCCACCTATACAAAGAGATTAAGGTTCTAAATGATTAGGTTTATATCAATTACGTTGCGAAACTTCATGTCGTATGGCAACAACACGACAGTCATCCAACTCGACAGAAGCGGAACAACACTTATAGTTGGTGAGAATCTCGACAACACATCAGGTGGTACTGGTGCCAATGGTGTTGGCAAAACCGTCATCATTAATGCTCTGTCGTACGCAATATATGGCAAACCTGTATCAAACATTTCGCTCGACAACCTTGTTAACAACATTAACAAGAAGAATATGGAAGTTACGGTTACATTTGAGAAGGATGGAACCTACTACCACATCAAGCGTGTCCGTAAATCAAAATCATATGCAGCCGGTAACTACGTCAAGTATTACGTCAAGGAAGGCTCTTATGACTTCACTGACGAAGACGAACAGACGCGGGATAGTGTATCCAACACAAACAAGGCAATCGAAGAAGTTATGGGAATTCCTCATGAGTTGTTCAGCCGTATCGTTGTGTTCTCTGCACTGCACGTTCCCTTTCTTGACCTTCCTGTTCGGCATCCGACACAGGCTTGTCAAACAAGAATCATTGAGGAATTGTTTGACCTTACAACGCTAACCGACAAGGCAGAAGCGCTTAAGGTTTCAATAAAAGAACACGAACAGAGTATGGAGATTGCCCAAGCTCGTCTTGACCAGCTACAGCGTGAGCACGAAAGACATTCCCAGCAGATTAAAACAGCTGAGCAGCGAGTTGTCACTTGGGAACAAAACAAAAAGAAACAGATCGACACACTTGAAGCAAAGCTTGCCAAGGTTGCTGACGTTGACGTTGAGGCAGAGCGTGAAGCTCACGAGAAGAAAAATATCCTCGAAAGCAACATAAACGCAAACATTGCTATGCAACGAGACGTGTCCGCTGAACTGAAACGTATTGAAAAGGACCTTGCCAAGTACCGAAAGGAACTTGGGCATCTGCAAGATGAAAAATGTCCTTACTGCTTACAGAAGTTTGCCGATGCAGACGAAAAGATCGAGGAACTACACGATAAGATCGCAGTGAAGAGCGAAGCCGCCAAAATAGCAGAGGAAGGCTTAGTTACGTACGATGCAGAGGCAGATGACCTTAACAAGAAGTTAGCTGTTGTGAAAGAGACTATCACGGTGTCAAATTTAGATGAGCTTTTGGAGATTAAGAGCCAGACTTCAACTATCGAAGCTCGAATCAAGGAACTCAAAGATGACATTAACCCATTCATTGAGCCTCTTGATGAGCTTGAGACATTGGAACTCGATCCAATTAATTTGGACAATATCAACTCACTATCCAAGACAATCGAGCACCAAAAATTCTTGCATAAGCTGCTTACCAAAAAAGACAGTTTCGTTCGTAAGGCACTTTTGAACAAGAACATTCCTTACCTGAACATGAAACTTCAGCAGTACTTGATCGACCTTGGACTGCCTCACACCGTTGAGTTCACGCATGAGCTAACCGCTGTGATCAACCAGTTCGGTCATCCGCTTGACTTCGGTAACCTATCTAACGGTCAACGGGCTCGGGTGAATTTGGCATTGTCGCTTGCCTTCCGCGACGTACTGCAACAACTTCACACTAAAATCAACGTTTGCATGTTCGACGAAGTACTTGATGTTGGTTTGGATGCAGTTGGCGTGCAGGCGGCTGCTAAGATGCTGAAAAGAAAGTCGCGAGATGAGAAACTTTCCCTATATATTATTTCGCACAGAGATGAAATTAACGCCGCATTTGACAACGTAATGACAGTTCAAATGACGAAAGGATTCAGTTACATTAAGGAGGATGCATGAAAGACTACTGGATGCTGTTTGGTTGGACCCTTGTTCAAACACAACCACAACAACATGACGATGACATCGAAACCGTTGAAGACGTTATCGAAAGACTTGATGACCTTTTTGACCTGATTGAAGATGTGCTAGGCAAAGACAATGATGTCTTCGTGCACGAGATTCCCGACGCAACTGAGGAGAAAGAGCCCGAAAGAGATGCAACTGATGCATACGATCGAGCCATGAAAGGGTTGTAAGCATTTGGGTATTCGTATATACCCATATGAAAACTCTAGGCATTGATCAAAGTTACACATGTACAGGAATAGTCGTCATCGTAGATGGCGAGGTTGTCCACAAGGCAACGTTTGCTTCACCAAAGGCATTGACCATATATCAGCGTGCCAATTACCTTGCGAAGACTATTCTAACAGAGGCAGAGTTCCACAAACCTGACACCATAGGAATAGAAGGTCTTGCATTTGGAATGCGGGGTGATGCGACACGGGACTTGGCAGGTCTACAGTTTGTTATCATGGATAAGCTTCAGTTTGAGGGTGGATACAAGGTAGACGTCGTCGCACCAAACGCTGTTAAGAAGTTTGCAACTGGCAACGGCAGGGCTAAGAAACAAGAATTATTTGAATCGTTACCCGAAAAAACCCAGAAAGAGTTTCTCGATTTTGGGGTGACTAAAACAAAAGGTCTTTATGACTTAACAGATGCATATTGGATTGCAAAACTAACCGAAGACAACAACCAACCAAAGTAGGAGACATTTAATGGCAACTTACACATACAAGTGTAACGCTTGTGAGGAAATTTTTGAGACGCAGCAGAGCATGAAGGACGACCCACTGACAGATTGCCCATTCTGTGAAAAGGAAAACGTGCTCGAACGCATTATCGTTTCCACTGCTGGTGGCTTTCGGATTTGGGGACGCGGTGTTCATAGACCGACATCAAGTTTACGCTCTTAACTGTTGACAAATGCCAAAAGTTGAGATATTATAGGTGAGGTAATAAATAGTTTCGATTTAGATATAAGGAGAAGGAAGTTGTTGCCGGAAACGGTCCAAAAAGCTCTGGATTCGGATTTACATGATATGGTGCTATGGGCGTCTCTCCTCAATTTTTTCTCTGACAATCGATCGAAACTTTCCCTCCCCGAAAAAATTTCAATTTACAAGAAGTGCGAAGATTTCCGAATTTTTTGGAGTCATCTGCACATAGACAAGAACGAAATTTTTCCAAACCACATCTACACAGACAACGAAATTCTAGACTACTACCAGACAATCTCCCAGACAAGAAAAACCCAACTCTCAGAACATAACAATAATCTCGCTACGGACAGCGATAGAGACACCAACTTACTTGGGAAGGCGCCAGCTCTGGCTGTTTGATCAGCAGAGTTTACACACGAGCCTTGACGACATGATGTTGTTGCAATGACGCAACATTGATCTACTTGCCTTTGGGCATACTTGCGTTTTCTGATCTCGTTATGGTCGTAGACGACTGCGGTGCGAACCCGATTTGAGTACTGCTGGGGAAATTTGAGTTGGACCCCAATACGGGGGGAATTTTACATTATATTTAAGAACATCGATTAGTTAAAGGACTAATGCGAGGGATAAAATGCGAGGCGAAGCCGAAGTATTTTATCCCTTGTCATTGCAGGTCAGATGAAGTATACTAATCGGACTATGGACAAAAACATTCTCGATTTCTTTCCCCTAAACTCTGAGCCCAGACCCAAACAGGTAGAGGCTCTCGAATGGTTAGCAAAACAAGACGCCAAGTACCTCCTACTTGAAGCTCCGGTTGGAGTTGGCAAATCCGCAATTGGAATTTGTTTCTCTCGTTGGTTGCAGGGGGAGATGGGCAGTTCCTTCATACTAACCCCACAGCGTATCTTGCAGGAGCAATATGAGCGGTCTTTTGATCCAACCTTGTTGGCATCGCTCTTTGGTAAGGGCAACTACGACTGCAGTGGAAAGAATACTACCTGCGATGTCGGCAGCTTGGTAAAACCAAAATGTAACAGCTGCCCATTTAGGTCAGCATTGGGACGTGCCAAGACTGCACCTAATTCGGTTTTCAATTACAAGCTCGCAATGCTTCTTTATGCCTATACCCCAACGTTCAGTGCACAGAAAGACAAGCGTCGGCTTATGATCCTTGACGAGTGCCATACCGTCGAAGAGCACCTCGTTGAATTCAATGCAGTGACTGTCACTAAGAAGCGGTGTCAGAAGTGCAATATCCAGTTTCCAGATATGTCCGATTACAACTTGCTGTCAGCGCGTAGTTGGACTAAGGACGTGTATCTCCCAGCAGCTGAGGAAAGGCTGACATCCATGTTTCACGAAGTTGAGCCATTACTAGATAAAGGAGGTGATGACCTGACCCGATCGGAACTCAAGCGCATTCGTGAATACAGCAGATGGGAAGATCACGTCGATGAAATCCAAGAGTTCGTATTGACCCCTGAACAGGTCTTAGAGAAGGAATACGTGCTCGCATTTGATAAAACAATGTTCAAATACAAGCAGGTCACAGGTGCACGCAACTTCCATGACATACTTGAACCACAAGCTGACCGATTCCTCTTCATGTCGTCAACGATACTGAATAAAGAAGGGTTTTGTCGTGATTTGGGTTTGCCACCCGAAGAGACTGCCTTTCTGTCGCTTGACTCGGAGTTCCCCATTGAGAACCGACATGTGATTTACGCTCCTGTTATGAAGATGAATGCAGCGTGGAACAAAGAGGAAAACGCAACCGATCGTAAGCACATGCTGAAAAAGATCAAGGACATACTTGCTTTCCATGAAGGCGAATCTGGGATCATTCACACCGCCAACTTTGCAATCGCAAAATGGTTAGTGGAACAACTTGATGGTAAAATTGATCACCAGGTTATTCACCACAACCCTGACAGTGGAGATGACCGCAATGCTGTCATTCGGCAGTTCACCGGAATCAAAAGACCATCGATTTTGATCTCTCCGAGCATCACAGAAGGGCTTGACCTTTATGATGACTTGGCTCGTTTTGCAATCTTTGCCAAGGTTCCATTTGGATATCTTGGAGATCAGTGGATCAAGCGTCGGATGCAGATGTCTACTGAGTGGTACCAGCGCCGTGCACTGATTGACGTGATCCAAGGAGGAGGACGTGTTGTCCGCTCGAAAGAAGATTGGGGCGTTGTGTACATCCTTGACCAGTCGTGGGGCTATCTGTACAACATGACACACAATCGAATTCCACAGTGGTGGAAGGATGCTTATCAGGTTTTGTAACGCTGAGCCTTAGTAGTTTGGATACGGTCTCTTCGATTCAGTTTCAAGCCTTTCCTTGATGAACTTTCCAATGACCTGGCGTTCAACTGGCGTTCGCCACATTAGGTCATCGTACTGTATTCCACCTCTCATAAAGTATGCCAAACTGACGCATTCTTCTAAGAGTATTTTGCTTGAATGACGAAGTTCTCCAAACATCCGCTGAATTTCTTCAGCGGATCCTAACCTCAGCGTTATGAAAAAAAATCTATCGGGTTCAACGAAGGCGATAGAGTTATTTCTTCTTCACAATCCCTGCACTTAACCTTTGCTGATACATCAGCACCCCACTCACTGACGATTGGAATCTTGGCTGTGATCTTTCGAATGTGTCCAGCAGAAAGCTTTCTCAACCACTCATCAATGAATGCTCGTTCGGTGTATCCATCCACGCTAACAATCAAATCCAACAGCGAACCAAGGATACCAGATGACAAATCTTCGTCAGACACAGCATCATTGTTGACAGCCTGATAGAACTTCAGAACACTGTCGTATCGTGGAGGTTGTAGCAAGACAACCTGACTATTGGGAAGAACTAAACGATATTTCTCAGTTATGTCCCTTTCTTCAATTTTGCGTGTTTGCCGTAGAAATGTATCCAAGCCTACCAAGTACGAGTGACTTTTGGCATTTTCACATTTGTGCGTGTACTGAACTTCAATGCTGTCACCGTATGTCACTTTACGGAGACACACCATCAAGTAATCAACGTCCTTTGCAAGCAAGTCCAAAGGCTTCTTAATTTGGGGGATGCAGCGTCTGAACACATCAACGATCGCTGTACCGTTAAGTAGTTTGTCGGGAGATTTCATTACAAGTTCATCCAATGTAACCATTGGAAAAACAACAACTTCACCATCTACCACATCATCAGCCAATTCTCCATTTTTATAGAAAAGACCCCTTGATGGTAGGGCAAAGGTTTCACCAGGGATTCGAGCGCGTTCGAGTAAAGGGTTACGAACGGGTTCTTGTGGTGAGGGTGTTTCAACTGTTGACATATTGTCTCCTATCTTTATGAAGTATGGCTATTTACATATACTATATGGATATTTATTTCGTGATATTCAGTTGTTTCCACTCACATAAATACAGTTTGCAACCAGCTTTTTAGGAAAAATCATCGTGGCAGAATGGTGGGAAAATAAGAATACCGTCCGAGGTTTAGCAGCAACTATGGCTGCTGAGTTCAAGCGTGCAAACGTTGGATGCTGTGATGATCAGACAGCATCATCCAGCGGTCATCGTAGAAGCCAAGAAGAATTCAACCGTGAACAGGAACAAGCAACTGAACGCTTGGGCATATTTGGTAAAGTACTGCGTGGTGTGTCAAATGCGGGCAAAACGCTGCAAGATGTATTCACTGTTGTTTTGGGTGATGTTGTTCGCCGAGGCGCAGAAGATTTTTCGGCTGCCATGGAGCAAGGTGTTGAAGCTAACAAAGCGTGGCGTACACAGATGTATGCCATCAAGCTTGGTGACACTGCTTCCAATATAGCAAATCTTTCTGCTGAGACAAGACAGTCTGTATTGGCTATGGGTGGCTTTGAAAAGTGGGTTGATCGAATTAACAATGTGAACGAAGAGTATTTTGGCTACATCGGTAACACAGCTGACACGACTCGCTTTCTTGCCAAGCAGATGCAGCTACTTGGTGAGTATGGTGTCAAACCAAGCCTAGATGCAATGAAAGATCAAAGTGTGATTGCTGGTGGCACTAACAGAACTCTCAAAGACACTACATCTCTATTGGTCAAGTTAGGTGTTCCTGTCAAGAGACAGCAGGAGATGCTGCGAACACTGTTGGAAGATGAAAACATCCAAAATAAACTCCGTGGTAAGAACACCACTGAAGAACGGCTATCTGTTATTCGAAACCTGATGGCTCGGCAAGCAGAGTACCAAGCTCTTGGTTTATCTACTGAACAAGCAATGAAAGCAAGCAAAGCTTTAGAACAGATTGGTGGTAAGAAGCCAGTTGATCGTATCAAGATGGCGGCCAAAGCAACTGCAGCATTGAGTGCAATGGGTATTGAAGGTGCCGCACGTGTTGGTGATATCATTCGTATGGGTCAGCGAGCCACTAAAGATGATCAAGAGTGGGCTCGTAAGCGTTTGGGAATGGCAGAAGATGTTTATGCTGAATCCAAGCAGCTTGGTATGGGATATGAAATGACAATATCTGCGCTCTATGAGAAGGGCGGACTTGCAGATCTTCTTGGTGAAGGTGGTGTATTCTCCACAAAACTAAAACAGAATATTCAGGTTGTTGACAAGGTTACAGACTCGTACAATGTTCTGGGTGATCAGGCAGACAAATTTTCCAAAACACTTGTTCATGGTATGATGCTCAGCCAAGAAGCCATCAACTTCTTAAACAGAACAGTCCCTGGATTGCTAACGCAGAAAGGTCCTTTGGGAGCTGGTGCACTTACTGCAATCGAAGGAGCTGTTAGAATGGCAGGTGCCCAAGGCATCATGACAGAAAAAGAAGGTAAAGAACTTATTGCTGCTGTCAAAGAAGGTGGAACTGAGTTTGCAAAGAGCCTTGGATTAGATAACATGGCTGAAAAGATTGTGGATAATCCAATGGTGCAGGGCATTGGTAACATTAAGGATAGTGTTGTTGATTGGTACCATGATTGGAAGAAAACAATATTTGGTGATGAAAAGGAAGACAATCAGAAGAAGATTGAGGAACTCCAAAAGCAAAATGCTGACTCACTTGACAAAATTAGTAAACTCGTTGCACAGCAAAATCAGCATTTCAGCAAGCTAACCCAGTACACTATTGATGCTGAGGCAAATAAGATCTCAAGTCGCAAGAAACAATTGGATGCTTTGGAAGGTATTAAGAGCCACACCAAGCCAAAGGCTCAATTTGGAGGTCTTAGGGGCAATGCGGACTAAACGTTTGCGTCCCCACGAGATTCCAAACTATAAATAGCGGAAACCTATAGGAAACAGCATGACAGCACCAAAGTGGACCGGATTTTATAAGTTAATTGAGCCAAAGCCAAATGTCACCAAAGTAACGGACAATCAGTCTATTGGTGATCAGGGTGCTTATGGTAACTTCAGTTGGTACCAGCGTTTAGTACAGGGCTCTGCATCTCGTCTTACACGTTACCGCGAATACGACCTCATGGATAATGACGTTGAGGTTGCTCGCGCGCTTGATACGATCGCGGAGGAAATGACTGGCAACGAACCCAAAACAGACGAATGTCTGATCGTTCAGGTTGATGCTGAAAAGGAAGAAGCGGTCTCAAATAACACTGTTGTCACCTTAAAGGCCGCTCTCAAATATTGGTCACAAATTCACGATTGGGAAAATCGACTCTTCAAAGTTTCTCGTATTGTTGTCAAGTATGGTGATTGTTTCTTCCGAAAAGTTAAACAAGAGCCAACCATCAAATGGCAGTACATACATCCAAAAAACATTGTTGGTGCACTTGTTGATGAAAAGGATGTTACAAATGTCCTTGGGTGGCAGGTTAAGACTGACTCAAAGAAAGTGAAGGCAAGCTACGGTGTTCCGGTAACAAATGCATCTAGTGACATTGAAACGGAGCTCGTGCCATCGGATGAAATTGTTCGTTTCACACTCAGTGATGACATGTCAGATGCAGCACCATTTGGTGACTCTGTTCTCGGACCAGTTTACCGTGCACACAAGCAGAAAGAACTGCTTGAAGATGCTATTCTCATCTATCGTATTCAGCGTGCACCAGAGCGTCGTGTTTTCTACATTGACGTTGGTAAAATGCCTCCACAGCGTGTCAAGACATATCTGGAACAGATCAAGAATGAAATTAAGCAGAAGAAGGTTCCAAATATCAATGGTGGTAACAGCAACGTAGATTCCGTTTACAATCCACAGTCAATGAGTGAAGACTTCTTCTTTGCTCAGCGTGCGGATGGACGTGGCTCTAAGGTTGATACCCTGCCAGGTGGACAAGGTCTTGGTGAATTGGCTGATTTGGAATATTTCCAGAAGAAAGTGTGGCGTGGTTTGCGCATCCCAACATCCTACATGACAGAAGGTGCTGAAGGTGCTATCTTTAATGATGGCAAGGTTGGCGTTGCATATATTCAGGAACTGCGTTTTGCACTATACATTCAGCGCTTGCAGGGATATGTTGAAAAGATCATGGATGAAGAGTTCAAGAAATATCTTCGTCGTTCAAATATTATAATTGATGAATCCATCTATCGTATTCGTTTACCAGAGCCTACAAACTTTGGTAAGTATCGTCAGCAGGAAGTTGATGCTGCTCTACTTGGAACATATGGTTCTGCAGATGCAATCCCATATCTATCCAAGCGTTACATCCTATCTCGCTACTTGCAGTTGGAAGATGAAGAGATCATCACAAATGAGCGTATGCTTCGTGAAGAGAAGGGCATGGATCCTGATGTTGCCAAGCCTGGTGATCTCCAGCTTCTGTATGGTGCTGGTGAGGAAGGTCTTGCTGGAGGCATGGGTGGCGTTGGTGGAATGTCAGCATTTGGTGGTCCAGCCCCAGTAGGTGCACCTGGTGAGGAAGGTCTTGGTGCGGAGGCTGGTGCCACACCTGAAGCTGGTGCAGCTGGGGGAGCAGCACCTGAAGCTGGTGTGGCAGGTCCTGCAGGAGCAGGTGGCTAACGATAAATACGTAAAACACTATTTAAGGAGTCAAACATGAAAAACTTATTTGCCGCATTTGCAGGTTTTGTACTGCTTGTCGCATCAGCAACTGCCCTTGCATTGCAGGCAGGTGGTTACCGACTAACCATGACAGGGTCGGTTGATGGTGACACACCAATCTCTATAACAGAGGTTGAATTCCTTTCTGCTTCCAGTGATGTTTTTGAGGCCGATCTGGGATATTCTATTTGTGGTTGGGACCGCGTGATCGCAAGTGGCACTTACGCTGGAACATATCAGGTTGGTTGCGATACATTCTCAACAAATCGTCTTGGTGATCCAAACGTAACTATTGCAATTCCATCTGATTGGCGTACCGCAATCAAGACTCGTCGTCAGATATACACGATGCTTGATAACAACTTCAACACATATTGGACAACAGCAGACAAAGTCACAGCAGATGACCCTTATAGCATTCAGTATACTATTCATACTGGCAATGATGTCCCTGCTCGTACTCTTCCATCAGTAACGGCTTACGCAATTACGATTCCAGTTGCCGACCTCAGTACTGGTGCCCCTATTGCTTGGACAGTAGAATACTTCGACGCGGCTGTTGGTAACTGGCTTCAGGACTCTGTTGTCACCTCTGATGACGTTAACTGGAGCTCTGCTGCTAGTGTTTGGAAAACTACACCAGATTTCAACTACGTAGATATCAGCAGCACTATTACAGGAACTGACACGAGTGGGAACACGTTACAGTATGTTGTTGGTGCCGTTGAGGTTGTTTTGACTGAGCCAGGCACGTCTCCAGTGACCCTTGTTGATGGTACTGATTACACAGCTACTGATGGTACAACCATCACTCTTACAACTCCTCCTGCAACCGGTTCCACTTTGTCCGTAACGTCAACGTTGTACTATCTTGTTGATGGCTCAACTTACAAATTGTGGAATGGCACTGATTGGGGTAGCGCACTTGGAAGCGCAGCTGTCACAACTGCTAAGACAAGAATCAGCGATGGTGCACGTCTTGGTTATCGCCTAGAATTCGACCTTTAATATAGGGAGCAGGGCAAAATCACGAATAAATACCTCTAACACCATAAATAGTAAGAGGAGAATTTGTATGGCTGACAGAGAAAAGCTAAATGCAATGCTTGATGCATTGATCAACAACAACCCTGAAGAGGCTCAGATCGCATTTCACGATTATTTGGGTGATAGAATGCGTGAAGAGATGCACGGTGTTTCTGAAGAAGCACCAGATTCTGACGACGAGTAAAAGGATACTACAATGAAGAAACATCTACGCGCCATGCTTGAAGCTTTGATTTCTGACGATACAGATGCAGCTTCCAAGCACCTTCATGCCTACCTTGCTGCTACCTCTCGTAAACTAGTCCTTGGTGAAGAAAAGGAAGAGATGGAAGACGAGAAGGAAGAAAAAGAAGAGAAGGAAGAGAAGAAGGAAAAGAAAGGTAAGAAGGAAAAGTCCGAAAAGGAAGAAGATGAGGACGAGGATGAAGACGAAGATGAGGACGAGGATGAAGACGATGAGAAAGAAGAAGTCGACGAAGGTATCCTTGACCAGATCGACGAGGGTCTTCTAAACGAAATTTTTGAGATTGTCCTTGAGAAGAAGCCATCCGCTGGTATGACAAAGAAAGAGAAATCTGCTCTTGTCAAGAAAGCCAAAGCTGGTAAAGATATTGGTGAGAAGGGCAAGAAGTTCAAGGAAGTCGAAAAGAAAGCTGCAAAGCGTTATGGCTCTGAAGAAGCTGGCAAGAAAGTTGCAGCTGCTGCTATGTGGCGAAATGCTGCTGAGGCTATGGAGTTTGATAACAGCTGGGAATACAATTGTGATGGTGAAGTCTTTAAGAAGACTGTTCACAAGGATAATTCCCGTGGCTACAACAATCCCAAGGGTACAAAGCTAAGTGCTGATGCCAAGTCTGGTGCAAGTGAAAAGAAAGCTGATGCATACAAGACAAAGCCACACAAGAGCAACTCGATGGATGCTAAAGCTGAAGACAAGGGTGCAAAAGGTCTAAAGAAGGTTTCCAGCGATACAAAGAGCCCTCATGGTGATGGTATGAAGGAAGATCGTCGTACCGACAAAGCACGCAACGTTCATGGTTCCCGTGATGGTAAAGAGCTAGCTGAAAAGTGGGCACATCCAGGCAAGATGGATACCAAGGAAAAGGGCAAGTACAAAGGTAAGACTGAGGCAGAGCTGAAGTCAATGCTGAATGCACTCAAGAAGTCTGGTCCACATAAGAAGGGTTCCGCAGACTACGAGAAGCAGAATGAACTAGAATTTGCTCTTCGTGCAAAGCACAACTTTGGTAAAGTCTAAGCAACGCTAAACAAGGAAAAAGATCATGGATCAGAAACTACTAATTGAATCTCTCGGTGCTGATGAAGCAGGCATCATCACAGAAGCAAGTCAAGACGGAAAGAATGTTTGGCTTTCTGGTGTGTACATGCAGGCAGAACTGAAGAACCGCAACGGTCGTGTTTATCCTATTAAGGAGCTGACACGAGCAGTTGAAGGTGCACAGACAACCATTCGGGAGCACGGTGGTATTTTTGGTGAACTTGATCATCCTCAGACACTAACGATCAACCTTGATCGCATCTCACATGTTATCACAGACCTTCGCATGGAAGGGAACAATGCTGTTGGTAAAGCCAAACTATTGGAAACTCCAATGGGTAAGATTGCTCGTGAGCTTGTGAAGAGTGGTGTGAAAATTGGTGTCTCCAGTCGTGGTGCTGGTGCCGTTAATGAAAGTGGTGGTGTTACAGATTTCAACTTTGTTACAGTTGATCTTGTTGCTACACCCTCCGCTCCAGGTGCTGTTCCAGAGGCTGTTTACGAATCTCTGATGATGAACCAGAAAGGGCGCGTAGCTGTTTCATTGGCAGAGACTGTAAAAGAGGATCCTGAGGCTCAGGCTTACTTCAAAAAGGCAATTCTAGATTTCTTGAACGAAGGACTTTTCGCTAAGAAATAATCTTAATCGAATAAATAATATTTGATTACAACTTTACAACAATTTTAAGGGAAGGAAAAAACAATGGCACTACTAACTAATGGACGTCCAGCACCGCTGGCTCAGTACACTCTAGCAACACTACCTACTGCACTTTCCCATGTTGGTAGTCTAATTTTCGTCACGGACGCTAATTCTGGTTTGGGTGCGGTTGCCGTTTCGGTTTATGTTGCTGGTGGTTCTCCACTCACAGAAGCTGCTCAGTGGGTAGACGTTGTCGACTACACAGTTGTAGCTTAATACTAAGTTTTAAAAGGAATACGCAAATGGCTCTATTAAACAATGGACGTCCAGCTGGACTGGTCTCTTACACTCTAGCAACCTTACCTGTAGCAGCTGATCATGTTGGTAGCTTGGTTTTTGTATCTGACGCAAACAGTGGTGTGGGTGCGGTTGCAGTCTCTCGCCAGGCTGGTGGTTCGCCTGCTGGTGAATCTGCCGATTGGTACGACATTGCCACATATGCAGTGGTTGCGTAACAAAAAGTTCAAATAAACCCAGCTATTTGGGTTGTTATAACTTTATAAAAAATAAGGGGTTTTTATCCTCGAAAGGGGATAAAAACCTTTTTACGTATATCACAGACATAAATAACTAACGTAAAACAATAAGTTTACGTAAACTTCATTTGAACAATATTAACTCTAAGTTACAGAGGAGCGAAACAGATGGAAGAACTACTTCAAAAATTGCTAGAGGCTGAAGTCCTTTCTGAAGATACAAAGAAAGAACTTGAAGATGCCCTAAGCACGAAGCTAAGTGAAGCTGTCGAGGAAGCCCGCAAGGCAACCGAAGCAGACGTTCGCACCGAGCTAACTGAGCAGTGGGTTCAGGAGCGTGACGCTCTGATCGAAGCTATTGACACCAAGATTGGTGACTTCTTGCAGGATGAAATTTCCGAGCTTCGTGAAGACATCGATCGCTTCCGTGACCTAGAAGCTGAGTATGCAGAAAAGCTCGTTGAAGCTAAGTCCGAAATGGGTACAGAACTCAAGTCCGACCTAGCAGAATTGGTTGAAAAACTCGACGCATTCTTGGAAATTCGTCTAGCAGCCGAGATGGAAGAACTCCGTGAAGATATCGATGAAGCTCGTAAAGTCGAGTTTGGTCGTAAGGTCTTCGAAGCATTTGCATCGGAGTATGCTACCAACTATGCTGATGACGAGTCCCTAGAAGGAACTCTTCGTGAAACCGAAGAGCGTCTATCTGATGTTACATCTGCTCTTGAAGAGAGTGAGCGCAAGCTTGCCAAGATGGAGCGTGCAACTAAGTTGGACGAAGTACTAACACCTTTGACAGGTCGTCAGCGTGAGGTTATGGAGGCTATCCTTCGTAACGTTGCAACTGAACAGCTTGAAGAAGGCTATAAGACCTTCATCGGTCGCGTTCTACGTGAGACCGTTGAGGAGGCTTCAGAGAAGGAAGATACAGTACTAGCTGAAGA